AGGTTCGCTTTGGAAAAGGTGAGCTTGCCCGTGAAGCATTCTCTGATGTTGTTGATGGTATTAGAGCTAACATTTCGGTTGGTTATGCTATCAGCAAGATGGAAAAGGATTCGCGCAATGGTGACGTTTATCGCGCCAAATCGTGGAAACCAGTAGAAGCAAGTTTGGTGTCTATTCCTGCCGATATGACAGTTGGCGTTGGGCGTTCGAGCGAAGTTTCACATAAACCCGTAATTAAAACTTCATTTAAAGAGAGAAATACTATGTCAGAAGTTGATATTCAAGCGGTAAAAGCTGAAGCCCAGCAATCCGCACAACGTAACGCAGCTCAGATTGTTGAGCTTGGATCTCGTCACAACCAAAGTGAAATGGCTCGTAAAGCAATCTACGAAGGCCGTAGCATCGAAGAGTTTCGTGGTGAGTTGTTAGAAGCTATTGGTTCAACCCGCGCTCTGGAAGATCAGAATGTTGGTATGGACAAGAAAGAAATGCAGCGATTTAGTCTGACTCGTGCTATCCACGCACTTGCCAACCCAACTGATCGCCGCGCTCAAGAAGCTGCTGCTTTTGAATTTGAGTGTTCACGCGCTGCTGCCGAGCAATATGGCACAACTGCACAAGGCCTGATGCTTCCTGCTGAAGTTCTTAGCACTTGGAAGCGTACCATGAACAGTGGTGACGATAGCAACCTGTTCGGTGATGACTTCCGTGGCGGTGACTTCATTGACGCACTTCGCAACCAATCTTCTGTTATGCAGGCTGGCGCTCGTATGCTAGGTGGTTTGAGTGGCGATGTTAAGATTCCTAAGAAGACTGGCGTTTCTGCCGCTGCTTGGATTGACACCGAAGGTGCTGATTCTGCTGCAACTGAAATGACTGTAGGCCAAATCTCTTTGTCTCCTAAGACTCTTGGCGCTCACACTGATGTTACTCGTCAGTTGTTGATTCAGTCTAGCCTTGACGTTGAGAACCTGATTCGTGACGACCTTACCCGCGCTCTTGCTCTGGCAATTGACAAAGCTGGTCTCGAAGGCACTGGTTTGAACGGTCAGCCTACTGGTATCTTGTCTACTGCTGGTATCAATTCAACTACTTTCGGCGCTGCTAACCCAACGTTCGCTGAAGTTGTTGCAATGGAAACTGCTGTTGCTGAAGATAACGCCCTGCAAGGCAACTTGTCTTACATCCTGCCAGCTTCTATGTACGGCGCGTTGAAGACTACTGAGAAAGCCACTGGCACTGCTCAGTTTGTTGTTGAGCCTGGTGGAAGCGTTAACGGGTATCGCGGTATCGTGTCTAACCAGTGTACTGCTGGTAATATGTACTTCGGTAACTTCGATGACCTGCTTATCGGTATGTTTGGTGGCCTAGACCTGACTGTAGATCCATACAGCCTGTCTAAGAGCGGTACTGTTCGTCTGGTTGCTCTGCAATCAGTAGACGCTGCTGTTCGTCACGCTGTAAGCTTTGCTGTCGGCAACGATGGCTAATTAGTCGGGGGGGCTTCGGCCCCTCCTTCTTTACTCATGCTTGTTTTTGATAAGCAAGTATCATTAAAGGAGAATGCTATGAAATATGAAGTAATTAGAAGTTGCATAATTAACGGATCTGGCAAGAAAGTTGGAGATCACGTTGATATTGAAGACAAGACTATAGCTGAAAACCTTATGGGAATTAGCAGAATAGTTCCTGTTGCAGAAAATATTGTTCGTGAAGACAGAAGCATTGCTGTAACTGAATCTTCACCTAAGCCTAAGACCAGAGCTAAGAAAAAGTAATGCCGATTGAATCTGACTTTGATCGCTCTATCGTTCTTGCTGACTTTGGTGAGAAGGTAAGGTATTCGCCTGACGGTTTGTCTTCGTATGAAATAATGGGCATTTTTGATAACGTCTATGAAGCTGTAGACGCTGGTGGATCGGTTCCTTTTGCGATGAGTCAGCCACGATTAACAGTTAAGACTTCCGATGTTACGGGAATCTCTGAAGGTGACACAATACACTTTAGAGAGTCAGATTATGTTATTCGAGTAGTTATGGCAGACGGTACAGGCATGACAGAACTCGTTTTAGAGGCAGCATAATGGCTCACGTTAGAAAGCTACTTAGAGACAGCTTAACTACTGCTGTTACAGGGTTGGCGACTACTGGCAGTAATGTTTACCAGAGTCGAGTCTATCCCATAGCTGCAAATAAGCTTCCTGGTTTGCTGGTTTACAGTAAAGAAGAGTCTGTCGAATACTCTACTATGGGTCTTCCACGGATACAGGAAAGAACGGTTAGCTTCACCGTTGAGATGTATGTAAAAGGTGTAAGCGGATATGATAATTCATTAGATCAAATCTGCGCGGAAATCGAAGAAGCTTTATATGCTGATATAACCCTTGGTGGTAATGCAGCAAATCTAATGCTGAGAGACTTTTCAGCAGAATTTAATGGGAGTGGTGATCAGCCAGTAGCTTTGGCGACCATAACTGTTGATGTATTGTACAGAGTTAGAGAAAACGACCCTGATACAACAATTTAATGGCGATTATCGCTTACGTTAATTAATGCGCTATGGCGCTTAGAGGTATTTAGAAATGGCAACATATACAGGTAAGAACGGCGCAGTTTACGTTGGAGCAAATGCTATCGCCGAGATTAAAGACTGGTCACTTGAGACTACTTCAGAAATGGTAGCTGACACCGTTATGGGTGACTCTTGGGTAACTAACAAGCCTACGCTAAAGTCGTGGACTTCTTCTTTCAATGCAATCTGGGATTCCGCTGACACTACAGGACAAAGTGCGCTAGTTGAAGGTGCGGAAATAACCATTAATGTGTATCCTACTGGTAACACAACTGGCGAAGTAGAATGGTCTGGTGCTTGCATCGTATCTTCTGTTAGCAAATCAGCCTCTTTTGACGGTTTGATTGAGGCATCTTTCTCAGTAACTGGTAACGGGCCATTAGCGTCTGGAACCGCATAATAAGGATACAAAATGTCTAAAATCATAAACAATGCCATAGCTCACTTTAGCGGAAAAGAGATTAGAGAGTTTAGAGTAGACGAGTGGGATACTACACTCTACTCCAAGAACTTATCTCTGGAAGACAAAGCTAAGTGGATGAGCAGAGCAGATGGTGATACAACCGATTATTTAGTTTATGCAGTTATATTTGGCGTTACTGACAAGGATGGCGAGCCTGTTTTTGATGTTGGCGATAAAGTTAAGTTGCGCCAAAAAGTAGATCCAGATGTTTTATCAAAAGTGGCTAATTTTGTTTTGCGTGTTCAAGAAGATGAAGAAGGACGCGAAAAAAACTAATAAATGATCAAGGTGTTCCTACAGAGCTATATGCGATGTATCAGTTAGCGGAACATCTTGGTCAACCACTTTCAGTTATCTATGAAATGACCGTTGATGAGTTTAATCATTGGTTTACCTTCCTTAAATTAAAGCGAGCGAAAGAAGATGGCAAGTAGTGCAAAGATGGTTGCCGAGATTGAAGGCAAGTATAGTGCTGGAGCTTCATTCAGACACGCTCAAAAGGATATGGCTAACACAGCCAAGCAAGGTAAAGCTTTAAACAATCAATTCCGCCTTATGCGAGGCGGCATAGGTCAAATTGGCCACCAGGTTCAGGATATTAGTGTCCAGTTTCAGGGTGGTCAATCTCCTTTTGTAATTCTAGGTCAACAGGGTTCTCAGATTGCATCTCTTATGGGGCCGCACGGCGCTGTTGTGGGTGCATTTCTTGCTGTTGGTGCGGCTATTGCAGGTTCTATGCTTCCAAACTTGTTTGGCGCATCAGAAGCTTTAAGAGATGTTGAGAAAGAAGCTGATAACTTAGTTGATCGATTCCATGAGCTTGATGGTGTTTTAAAATCTGCCGCTATAACTCAAGTTACTCAAGCTATAGAGAATAACAAAAAAGCCATTAAAGATGCTGAAGAAGAGCTAGAAAAACTTAATCGAGTAGAAGGCGCTCACGTTGCTGGTCAAGGTGTTCTTACTGTTAGTATTGAGGAAGCCAATAAGAGAATACAAGAACAAGAGAGAAATATAGCGTTACTTAAAGAATCTAATGTTGAATTAAAAGCCTCCATTGACGGCACATCTGATGCAACAGAATCTTTGATTGAATCGCTTGAGGCGGAAGCCGCAGCATTAGGTAAGACTCAAAGAGAGCTTGATATACTTAAAGCTACTAACGAAGGTGCAATTCAGGCTGATCTTGACGCAATTAACGCAGCGCACGACAGAATAGATGCTTACGATGACTTGGTTGAAGGCATTAAAGCAGAACAAGATGCTCTAAAAGCCTCAACAAAAGAAAAAGAAAAGGCAATTGCTGCTGAAATCAAAATGGAAGAGGATTTAGCGGCGGCGATTCTTAGTGCAAATGAAAAGAAAGAAGCCTCTGAGCAAGCAGCGCGTGATAAGGCTAACGCCAGAGCTGTCTCAGACATGAAAAACGCGATAACTAACTTAGATGCTCTTGAGGTTAGTTTAATGAATCGCGCAGAGTTGTTAAAAAACTCATATCAACAAGAGCAGGCTATACTTGATGAGGCTTTAGAATTTAACCTTGTTAGTCGGAAAGAACACGCAGCTCTTCAGCATGAAATTGATGTAAAAATGGCTGAAAGTCAGAAGGAATTAGCTTTATCTACTGCATCCAACTTGATTGGAATGACCTCTAGTATGGTTTCTACCATGTCAGGTATGGTTGAAGAAGGAAGCGCGATGGGTAAAGCTTTCTTTGTGATAAACCAAGCATTAGCTGCGGCTAACGCAATTGTCATGGGTTTTCAAACAGCTTCTGCGGTTAGGCTTGCATACGCAACAATGGCTGCAATGGCTGGCCCTGCTGCTCCTGCGGTTTTAGCTACTGGTGAAGCTCATGCTACTCTAGCAATGGGTATGGGCTTTGCTACTGCTGGCATGATTGCCGGTCAGACTCTTGCCTCGTTTGAAGGAGGTGGCTTTACAGGCTCTGGAGTGCGTTCTGGCGGCATGGACGGCAAGGGTGGTATGATGGCTATGCTTCACCCCAACGAGAAGGTTACAGACCTTCACAAGGGCCAAGGAGAGTCTCAGGTAATCAATGTCAACTTTACTATCCAAGCTAACGACACAAAAGGCTTTGACGAGCTATTAAATTCTCGCCGAGGACAGATTGTAAGCATGATAAATAGAGCTGCAAATAATCGCGGGAGAGCATCAATAGCATGAGTGGAACATATCCCATAACTCAGTCATTTAACGCTGTAGGTTTTACTAGCGTATTCTACAACCTGTCTAGCACTAGCTTGTCTGGTCGCACTCAGGTTAGAAACATTGGCGGCCAGCGGTTTGAGTTTACTGCTACCTATCCAACTTTAACTAGATCTGAATTTGCACCTATTGCAGCGTTTATCATGGCTCAAAGAGGTATGGCTGAAGAGTTCACTATCGTTCTTCCTGAGATAAGCTCCAAGTCTGGAGATGCAGCAGGTACGGTATTGACCAGTTTGTCAGAAGCTATAGGTCAGACAGTCATATCAATTGATGGACTGACTGGAACTTTGAAAGCTGGAGATATGATTAAGTTCGCTAATCACAACAAGGTTTATATGATTGTGTCGGACAGGGCAGGGAATGGTGATTTAGCTATTCAGCCTAGCTTAACTGTAGCCGTTCCTGATAATACAGAAATTACCTATGATAATGTTCCTTTTACTGTTCGTTTAAATAATGACGTTCAGACTTATGACTTGGGACTTGCTTCAATGCTAGACTACGAAGTAGATTTCATTGAGGCTATATAATGACACGATCCATAGATGCGGCAACACTTGCGGAGCTTAATAAAGACAACTTTAACCTTGCAACGCTGATTCAAATCGACTTCCCTACGCCATTCAGAATAACTGACTGGGATAGGGATATTACAGCTCTTGCCGAAACTTGGGATAGCAGTCCTCATATCATATCCCTTGGTAATGTAACTGAAACCGCAGAGCTTGCGGTAAATGGCTTTACGATAGAGCTTTCAGGGGTTGAGCAAACTTACATATCTTTCTTTCTATCTAATAATTATTTAGATATACCTCTTAAAATTTATCGTTCTGTTCTTGATAATTCTGACGCAATTATAGGATTACCTATATTAGTTTTTAATGGGCTAATAACTGGATATGAAATAGAGGACTCAGATGATTCTAGCGTTTTAAGCATTAGCTGCGCCTCACACTGGAAAGACTTTGAGAAAGAAAACGGACGAAAGACTAATCACAACTCCCAGCAGTTGCACTTCCCTGGCGACAAGGGTTTTATCTTTGCAGCAAAAACAGTTAAAGATCTAAGATGGGGTCGTAAATAATGATTGGATTTCTTCCGATAATAGCAATTTTTGCAGCATCTATGGCTGTTTCGTATGTAATGACGCAACAGGCAATGAAAAAGGCTAAAAAGGCTGCTGCCGATATGGCTGGCGTTCTTGTAAACAAGGAATCTAACATTGAGCCTATTCCCGTTATTTATGGAACAAGGCGGGTTGGCGGCGTTCGCGTATTTGTATCAACTAGAGATGTAGTTGGAGGAGCTAGAAATGAGTATTTATATATAGCTCTTGTCTTGTGTGAAGGCGAAGTAGATTCAATAACAAGCATTCACATTGATGATGTTCCAATAACTGATCAACAATTTGCTGGTTTAGTTACAATAAACGCTCATACGGGTGCAGATGATCAGCTATATGATCCATTGTTGACTGAAGCCAATGCTGGATGGACTTCTTCTCACAGACTTCAGGGGGTTGCGTACCTGGCGATAAGGTTAAAGTGGAATGAAGATGTATTTTCTGGAATGCCTGATATAACTGCTCTTGTCAGGGGTCGTAAAGTTTACGATCCTAGAACCCCACTTGACGATCCAGCATACAGCAGCAATCCTGCACTATGTATTAGAGACTATCTAACAAATGCAAGGTTTGGCAAGGGTCTTTTATCATCCTCTATTGATGATGATCTTTTTAAGGCAGCAGCCACTGATTGCGATGAATCTGTTACGTTTTATAATAATGGAATATCAGGCAAGATATTTGACTGTAACGCTGTACTTCAGACAGATGAGCAATTGTTTGGCAATATAGAAAAGCTTCTTATGGGATGCCGTGGATTCCTACCGTATAGCCAAGGTAAATATGGCCTATCTATTGATAAGAGTGGAACAAGCGTATTCGCTTTTAACCTTGACAATATGATTGGTGGTATATCTATAAAGGGTGAGCAGAAAGAAGATAAATTTAATAGGGTTATTGTTAAGTTTGCTAATCCCGATGTTGATTATCAGCCAGATGAGGCTACATGGCCTGATCAGGGATCTACACAAGAATCAACTTTACTAGCTGAAGATAATGGAACTTTACTGGTTGAAGAATTAGATCTTGATACTATTACTAATTATTACGCAGCTAGAGACTTAGCTAGAGTTGTTCTTTTGAGATCAAGAAACTCGTTAAGGACATCATTTAGGGCTACAAGCGAAGCGTTGAAATTGTCTGTTGCAGATATAGTTACAGTTCAGCATCCAACTCCAGGCTGGATTAATCCCAAGCCGTTTCAGGTTGAAAACATTCAGCTTAATTATGATGGAACTTGTGATGTAGCGTTGATCGAATACGATCCATCAATTTATATATATGATTTATCAGCCGAGCAAACTTCTTACCCAGATACTGATTTGCCAAACCCTAATTTTGTATTTCCACCTACAGGGCTTACGACATCATCAGTTACTGTAATTAATGATGATGGAACGGCAGTTCCGGCTATAACGGTTAGTTTTACTTATAGCGCAGATGCTTTTGTAGCAAACTACGAAATACAGTATAAAATATCGTCAGATACTGAATTTAATTCGTTTTTCTTGGCGACTAACACCTACACATTTAATAACGCTGTAGTTGGAGCGACCTATGATATTAGGGTTAGAGCTGTAAACGCTGCTGGCTCAAAAAGCGAATGGGTAACTGCATCTCAAGCAACTGTTGGGGATATTACAGCCCCAGCTTTGCCCACTTCTTTATCTGCAACAGCAGGGCAGGGTTCAATTACTTTGGCTTGGACTAATCCAGAAGATAAGGACTTTAGTAACGTAGAAGTTCACAGATCTACAAGTTTGAGTGGAACTTATTCTGGAATTGGAAGTGTCTCTGGAGGATTCGGATTACCTGCATCTTTTGTTAATGGTTCGCTTTTAGATTCAACTACATACTTCTATAAATTTAAATCAGTAGATTACAGTGGAAACAAGTCTGAATTTACTGCTGAAGTAAGTGCTACTACTAACGATGCAGCATTATCACCAAGAGCAGATAATGGCTACGTGTATTACACAGAGTCTCAGCCCAATACGCCATCTACTCCAACAGCCACTTCTTACAACTACGATACAGCAGCTTTTGCAGGCTTGACTACTGATTGGCAGAAAAATCCGCCTACTATAAATGGCTCAGATGCTACGTTATGGGCAAGTAGTTTTACAATCACTGAGGCAAGTTTTGGTGGTTCGCAGACTATTACTTTTTCTGTTCCATTTAAATCGATTCAGTTTGATGGTCTAGTTACGTTTACTAACTTAAATGCTGAATTAGGAAATGCGTCTAGCACTGAGATTACTACTATTAACGGAGGCCTGTTAAAGACAGGAACTATCGAAGCTGACAGAATAAGAATTGATGGCGTTGGCATTGATGTTGTTACTAATGGAACGGAAAAAACACTGCAAATAGGCGATAACGGTGTCACCACAGTAAAGATAAATAATCTTGCAGTAACTGAAGGTAAGATTGCTGATCTTGCGGTTGATACTTTAAAGATTGCAGATCAGGCAGTAACCATACCAAGCGGATCAACAACAACCGCGCCTGCATATACTGAATGGTCAAGCGGAGGCATTGAAAATATTAACGGAAGCAATTACAGGGTTCCCGTAATAAGTTCAATTCCTCAATGGCGAGAAATATCTTCTATAACCTTTACATCTGCTGGAGGAAATGTATTTTTAAGTTTTAGTGGAGAAATGGCTGCCGGAATACAAGAAGATGATCCAGATGAACCTAATGGTAGAACAAATATACAATTTCAAATTTTGCGAGGTTCGACGGTAATACAAGAAGGTTTTGTCAAAGGAAATTATGTTACAACTTACATTGCAAGTTTAACCTCCCTTGCTTTAAATCAAATGATAGATAGCTTTGGAAATTCAATTAGCATATCCGCTTTAGACAATACTACTTCAGGCGCTCATACTTGGTCTTTAAGAGTTAGACCAATTGTCCAAGAGGCTAACTTTGTGGATTTAATTGCGGCAAACAGAAACTTCTCAGTGTCAGCATTAGAGGTTAAGAAATGAAACACTATATAGTTTATGATGCTAATGGGTTAATACTTAGAACTGGAGTTTGTGCGGAACAAGACTTTAAATTTCAGGCTAATAATGATGAGCTAGTCATGGAAGGCGCAGCCAACGACTCTACGCAGATGATTATTGATGGTGTTGTATGTGAAAAGCCGGAGCCTGAAGATCTTACTAATAAAGAGCTTATTGCAATAATACAGTCAGAAATAAGGGCAAGAAGAAACGAAAGGCTAATAAAATCAGACTGGACTCAATCCCCCGACAGCCCTTTAATCGATTCAAAGAAAGAAGAGTGGTCAATCTAC